ACTGACCCTAGTGAATAGTATCTTCCTTGGCTAGGTAGTTGCACATACACAGCAGGTTGCCGCATGTATTGCTGTAAAGGATTAGACTGATGCTGATTTTGCATAGCTGAAAGTTGTTCAGGATTCATTGAAAAGTTCTCGGGTATATCGACCATGTTTTTCTCCAGGTAAATACAGTATAAATATGTAAACTGCGCTTGTATTTATATGCGCATATAACTGGAGGTTTTTTCTTTGCCACAGATTAATGTTCCTGGAATAGGAGAGGTTTTTGCAGATGGGTTTGCTGAAGAAGCAACCATGCAGAGAATCCTGCAGGTCCTTGCTTCAAGTGATAATGCAAATAGCCCTGAAGCACAGCAACGATTAGCAACAGCTGCTAAATCTGCTAGCGGATCCTTGACCTTATTTGGAAGAAGTACTAGTAAAGCAGGGCAAGATGTAGGCATTGCTGGCAAAACTGCCAGTGACGGTATGAACATGGCTGGCAACACTGGACGTAGATTTAGTTCAGAAATGTCTATGGCAAGCAGAAGCCTAAGCAGAAGTTTTGCAAACATGAATACCGCGCCACTAAGCATGGTGTCAGGTATTACAGATATGATCAAAGGAATGGATGGTAAACTAGTAGGCGCTGCTTTAGGTGCTGCTGGCGGTACATTAGTTGCTGATTTATTTGGTGCAGATGGTCCTTTGGGATTGGCGTTAGGTGCAACAGGTGGTGGTATAGCAGGTTTGGTAGCTGGCGGTGTTATTGGACCTGCCGCAGCAGGTTTAATAGGTTTTATTAGTGAAAAACTTAATGCTACTACAGACGCATTTTTTAAAGTACAACAAAGTGGTGCTATATTAGGCGGAAGTTTGATAGAAACTAGAGTTAATGCACATGCCGCAAACTTAACAATGTCTGAGTTTGGCAATGTTATGAGTAAGAACAGTGAAGCAATGGCTAGTTTTGGTGGTCAGACACGCAGAGGTGCTAGAGAGTTTGCTAGAGCTAACCAAGCAGTGACTACAACATTTGGACAAGAACTACTAGGTTTAGGCATTGGTTTTGAAGACATGGGCATGGCTACAGCAGAAATGATGCAAAACTTTCAGTTGAGTGGCATGTCTGCACAAGACGTAGCAGTGCGCACAGATGAGTTTGCGGCTGCTGTGCGTAATAATGTTGTTCAACAAAAAGCCATGGCAGCGATTATGGGTAGAAGTGTAGAACAACAAAAAGAAGCAGAACGTCAACAGCGCAAAGACGCAGTTGTGCAAGCAAGTCTTGCAAGAATGCAACCAGAACAACGTGCTGAAATGGAAAGACTTATCAGTGCATTTCCTCATTTGCGTGAAGCAATCCTTGACCAAGCAGTGTTTGGTTCGGCAACCAGTGCAGAAGCATTGCGACAGTTTTCGGCATTCCCAACTGCCATGGCAGGTATTACTCAAGCAGTTGATAATGTGAAAAGTGGCGCCGGTGGTGCAGCAGATGCATTTATTCTTGCAGCAAAAAACAGTGATGCAATCCGAGAAGAAAATCTGCAAGCTGCAGACATGATTGCTACACTTGGTAGATTTACCAGCAATAGTATGATTAAGACCATGCAAGAAAGTTTCTTGCCAATGCAAGACTTGATGACTAGAAGCATTAATAAAACTGTAGTTGATGTAACAACTGATCTAGTAAAAGCAAGCACTGCACAAGATGAAGCAACTAAAAACATGATGAAACTTATAGCAGCCAATCGTGAACTCGGTATGAGTTTTAGTAACGCAACCACTAGTATGCTTGAAAATGCTGAAGCAAGTATTTTGCTTATAGGCAAAGCAACAACATTTATTGCTGACAATGTTAATGCCTTTGCTAAAACAGTTGGTTTAACAACACAAACAGGTGTTGGAAAATACAACAGAGAAGTGACAATACCTGGACAAACACCTGATACCGTCGATACTGCAGCTAGCGAAGATGCAACCCTGGGAACTACAACTGGCAGTACAAATGCCAATACCGCAGGTGCTGGAATGAGCGGTCCTGCTACAGTAACAAATCCAGATTCCGATGTTATCTTGCAGAAAATACTTGATAACAACAAGAGACAAACAGATTTACTTGCTAATATAGCCGCACAATAATTAGGTAAATACACAATAAGGTAGTATAATAAAGACATGAGCTGGAAAAAACATTTCACATTAGTAAAAACAGATAGTCCACTAACAAACGTGGGCGGATCTAGAACAGACAACGGCACACGTTACAGTCATTATGCCTCGCATCTACCTGAAGTATATGTGGGACATCCTAACCGTACAGAACGTTATGGTCAGTATGAAACCATGGACATTGACAGTGAGATCAATGCGGCATTGGATATTCTTGCAGAGTTTTGTACACAAACTAACACAGAAAACGGTACAGGCTTTGACATTCACTTTGTTGAAAATCCTACAGAAAGTGAAGTAGAGATTATCAAACAGCAGCTTAGTAACTGGAATAACTTGAACGACTTTAACAAACGCTTGTTCAAAATGTTTCGTAATACACTAAAGTACGGAGATCAAGTATTCATTCGTGATCCAGAAACATTTGAACTGTACTGGGTTGAAATGGGCAAAGTTACAAAGATTATTGTAAACGAAAGTGAAGGCAAAAAGCCAGAACAGTATGTTGTTAAAGACATTAATCCAAACTTTGAAAATCTAACTGTTACAGCAAACACATACAGTGACCACACCAAGCAAGGCGATTTGTACAAGAACAGAGGCTACATTCAGCCTAGTAACTTGTATGATGGCAGTGGCGGCAGTGCTAGTCAAGGACGTTTTGACCGTGCGCTGAATGAAAAAGCAATCGAATCAGAACACGTTGTACATGCTAGTTTAACAGAAGGACTTGATCCTAACTGGCCCTTTGGTAACAGTATTTTAGAACAAGTGTTCAAAGTATACAAGCAAAAAGAACTGCTTGAAGATGCTATTATTATCTACCGTATCCAACGTGCTCCGGAGCGTAGAGTATTCTATATTGATGTAGGAAACATGCCAAGTCATATGGCTATGAGCTTTGTTGAGCGTGTTAAGAACGAAATCCATCAGCGACGCATTCCTAGTAAAACAGGCGGCGGCGTTAACATTATGGATACAACATATAACCCACTCTCAACTAACGAAGACTACTTCTTCCCACAAACAGCAGAAGGACGTGGTAGTAAAGTTGATACATTGCCAGGCGGTACTAACCTAGGTGAGATTGATGATCTCAAATACTTTACAAACAAACTGTTCCGCGGTTTGCGTATTCCTAGTTCGTATTTGCCAACAGGTCCAGACGAAGGTGTAGCAAGTTACAATGACGGTCGTGTAGGTACTGCACTTATTCAAGAAAAACGTTTCAACGAATACTGCATGAGACTACAGCGTCTAATAGCGGCAACGTTTGACAGAGAGTTTAAAATGTTTCTCAAGTTCCGCGGCGTTGAGATTGATAACGGCACATTTGAACTGCGCTTTAATGAACCACAAAACTTCAGTAGTTACCGCGAAACAGAAGTAGATGCGGCTAAAATCAATACATTCCAAGCACTAGAAGGTTACCCCTACATGAGTAAGCGTTTCCTTATGCAACGCTACCTGGGAATGACTGAAGAAGAAATGTTTGAAAATGACAAACTATGGCGTGAAGAGAACGCTGACATCAGTGTTGATAGTGAACTGCCTAGCATGCGCAGTGTTGGTGTTACTACAGGCGGTATTCAAGCAGATATGGATAACTTTGAAATGCCTGATATTGATGCTGAAGCACCAGAAGGTGCACCTGCAGGCGGCGGCGAAGAAGGCGGTACAGGTGAAGCAGGCGCAACTGGTGACGCAAGTCCAGTAGGATCAGCACCACCAAGAACAGAAGCCTAATAAATACGCTATAGGAGAAACTATGGCGTTCCGTAAACTATTTTTCAAAAGAGTACAAGGTATTCGCGACACATATTTGTTGCAAGAAGGTGATATTGCGCTCGACGAAAGTGATTTTAAACTATATCGTGGCGATGGAAGCACACTAGGCGGTATTGTAATTAGCGGTGCAGGCGGCGGCAGTGGCATAGCACTTTCAGATATTAGTGTCACACAAGCAAGTGCTAGTGGCGCAGGCACACTAGCATACAATAGTTCAACAGGTGTATTAACATACACTCCTCCCACAGCAAGTGGACTTGGTGCAAAAACCAGTGTAAGTCAAGCAGATGTTACACAACACCAAGCAGCATTGAGTATTACTGAAAGTCAAATCAGTGATTTAGGAACTTACCTAACCAGTGTTCCGGCACAAACATTTGCAAGTTTAACAAGTAAACCAACTACTATAGCAGGTTATGGCATAACAGATGCATTGGAATTGGGTACAACTAGTACAACTGCTCTTGCAGGGGATACAGCATTGTTTGATGGAGTATTTGCTTCACTTACAAGCAAACCAACTACAATAGCAGGTTATGGAATCACAGATGCACTAGCATTAGGTACAACTAGTACAACTGCTCTTGCAGGCAATACCAGTATTCCTAGTGTACTTACAGATTTAAGTATCAGTGATGGTACTAACGGACAAGTGCTTACTACAGATGGTTCAGGTAGTTTTACATTTGAAGACGCAGGTGGTGGTAGTAGCCTTCAAAGCAGAATCATAAGAACAAACCAAACTACAAGTTTAGCAGATGGCGCTGAAGCAGACTTAGACATCACAGGATTCAAAGCATACGCACTACTGTCTATCACAACAGACAAAGCCGCAAGAGTTAGATTATATGTTAAAGCCGCATCAAGAACAGCAGATGCTTCAAGAGCAGAAGGCACAGATCCCACATCAGATGCAGGACTTATTGCAGAAGTTATCACAACAGGTGCAGAAGCAGTTATTATAAGCCCAGGTGCTTATGGATTTAACCTAGAAAATTTTACAACAACAAATATACCGTGTAGGGTTACAAACAAAAGTGGTAGCACAAGCACAGTGCAGGTATC